ACCATTTTAAGGAAACCAGATACAGTTCTTTTTCCGTATCTTTCTACTTCCTTTTCATAAATTTCTGGTAAAAATTGCTGTGCGAATGTTCCACCGCCAGATGCAGAATCGAAGCTCAAATAATTGTCTCCCCACAACGATTGAGTTGGGCGAGGTGTCAAGTGCTGTAATTCAGCACCTTGAGCAGGATTAATAAAAGGCATAATTTTTAATTTTTAATGTTTAACTTATTTTATTTGGATTTCTCCCAATCTTTACTTTAAAGTCGTTAGATGATTCACCCGTTACTGCTCTCACTCTCATACCACCAGACTCAATAACATTAGTGTTAGTTTGTCTAGCAGACATATCAACATTTTTAGCTTTAGCCATACTTTCTTTTATAGCATCAGCTTTACCTTGTTGATAAAAATGATTTGCAACTAAATCAGGGTTCATTGCTGTAAAAAGTGATTTATGATAACCTTTAGCATCTTCAACAGCTTGAGTATCTTTATTTGTAAATTTACTCACGAAATTGTTAATGTTCATTTGGTTATCCTTAACCTTGTCAGCCTCTTTAATGTTTAGTCTGAAACGTTTTTCACCAACTTTGTATTCAAAACCTTTGAATTCATTGTTAAAAACTTCATTTGACCTTTTCTCAAAGATAGACTTGTTCTTTTCAACAGTCTTAGCGTCTTCATTGTATCGATTAAAGAAGTCAATAGCTTTCTGTTGTTCAGGCGCTAACCTGCTTCCAGCTTTAACTTCTGCGTAATATTTGGACTTTTGCCCGTCCAAGTGGCTTTTGGCATTCGCAACTTGCTCTTTTAATGCCAATTTTTTTCTTCTAATGTCTTTAGGATCATCAACCTCTTCATCAAACGAATATAAGTCTTCCATAACAAAAACTCTTTCTTCATCTGTTAAGTGAGGTTTAGTTTGTTTTAAGTACTCGTTTACGAGTTCATTATCATCAAACTTGTCATAATCTTGATTTAATCTAACATAATCATCAAGAGTACCTCCTGTTTCATTAATGAATTCAACTACCTTTTGTATGTTTTCAGGTAGTGGTTCACCAGTCTCTTGAGCTTCAGCAACAGCTTCTTCAACTGCTTCTTTAACCTCTTCAACTTTTTCTTCAACCTCTATTTCAGTAATCTCTTCAACAACAGGTGTTTCTTCAACTACCTCTTCTGTTTTTTCTTCTTCTTTAACCTCTTCAACAGGTTCTTCTTTTACTTCTTCTTTTGGTTGTTCTTCTTCTTTTTTCTCAGATAAATCTACTTTTGCTACGTCAGTATCTTCTTTTTTACTAACCTTAGCCCATTTATCTAAGTCTACTTTAATAGTACCATCTTCTTTAACCTCATTAGGGTTAGATGGTTCCTCAACCTTTTGTTCTTCAACAATAGGCTGTTCTTGTGTTTGTTCAACGATTTCTTCAACCGCCTCAGCTTTCTTTTTTTTAGCCATAATATAATATTATAAAATTAAACAAATTATCTTGGTTCAAAGGCATTCATGCCGAACCCACCACCCATTATATCATTACCTGAAGATTCAAAGTTTTTAGGTGGTTTTGCATTATTTCTTTGATCTATTAATTCAGATTGTTGACTCGCTTGGATTTTAGTTCTTTCGTCCTTACGGTTTTCTTTATTATCTTCACTTGCTTTTGCAGTTTGAGCTTTCATTTGCTCTATCTGCATGTTAAGTTGAAACTCATGATTCATTAATTCTTTTTTAAGTTGAGCTTCTTTCATCATTTTTTCTGTTTCAAGTTGAGCTTTTGTTTGCTCTAACTGCATTTGATTTTGCGTTATAACTTGATTTTTCTGTGCTTCCGCCTGTGCTGCAACCTGTTGGGCTTGAGCATTAGCCTGAGCTTGCTGTTGAATATTTTGCTGCTGTAGCATTGCATCTTCCTCAGCTTTTCTTTTACGTTTTAGTTTTAATAACTGATTAGCTAGTTTAACGTTTTTAATTTCTCTAATATCAATAGCATCTTCAAGGTTTATACCTTGCTGTTGTAGAGCTTGTTGAATATTATTTTCTAACATAGCTTTTTCCTCTTCATCAGGTGTTAATTCAATAAATATACCAAAGTCATATAAATGTAAATCAGCCATTTCTCTTAATGTAGCAACATTATGTCTACCTAATTTTTGCACAAAAGCATCAGCTGTTGGTGAGTATTCTAATATATCAGATATTCTTAATGATAAGCACTCAGCTAATTCAGTTGTTAAAAACAAACCAGCTTGTAATATATGTCTTGTAGCTGTATTGCTATTTGCAGCAGCTAACTTTTGTACACCTACTAACGTTTTAGCATCTGGCATACTACCATCTCTTGCTTCATTTAATCCGGTCACGTCTCTTATCATTTGTAGATAATAATTATACGTTTGAATTAATGATTGTAGCTTTGCGCCACCGTTTCCTGATTGTATTTCTTGAATAGGCACCTTACCTGGATTCATATCACCATCAGATGTAAATGATCTACCAATTATACTACCAGTTTGGAAGAACATGTTTAATGCTTCTTGTGGATTATAATTAGTTCCATTACCTAAATCTATTTCAGCTAAACCATCAGCGTCTAAATATATACCATCTGGAACCATTCTAGACATCACCTGTTGAATTTTAAGGTGTGTTATTTGAATCATATCAGCAAATGTAGTAATTCTACTAACTAAAGATTCTATTTTACCCTTGTACATTCTAGGAGCAACGATGCTATAATTCATTTTGACCTTAGTATAATCACTTTTAGGTCTCATCATATTACTAGCTAAGTTCCATCTTAACATTTGTTTAGTACCTAAAACCATAGCGCCTTCAAATAAAACCTCTATTTGTTTAGATAATTTACCAAATCTTTCTTCTAGTAATTCTGTAGGAGGATTAAACTCATCGTCTTTTGCTATTATTTTATGAGCACCTGTTGAAGTTTCTTTTGTTTTATAAACCTCGTTCATATATGTTTTATAATTAAAATATAAAACTTGTATTTGGTTTTTATCTTGATTAACTGATTCAGCTAAACTTCTATTGTAAAAACCTGTAGTTTGATGACCTTGGTTATGTAAAGATTTTAATTCTTGTTCTGTTAAATGAGGAAACTCTTTTACTATTTCATTTATAGGTAGAGTTTTTATCTCACCAAAATAATATATGTCTTCAAAATATGGATCTTCAGTATATGAATATACTATATTAGCTGGGTCAACGTATTCTACTTTAACACCTTCAGCTTTATTAAAAGTGTTTTTAACACAACCTATACCTAAAACACATAAGTCATAATTAATTTTCTTACGTAGTAATTCATATCTATTACCCTCTAGCAAAACATTAATAGCTTGCTCTTCTGCTATTTCAACAGCTTGTTTATAGTTTAGCTGCATGTGTAGTTGTAACTCTTCCTCATTATCAGGTAAAGGATTAGCGTCACTTGATTGTAAATTTACACCAAAAGCTTCTGCTGCAAATTCATTCAACTCTTGAGATCTCATATCAGCTAATATACCTTCCATGTATTTAGTTCTCTTATCAACACCGTATGGATCTTGCGTGTATGCTTTTATATCAAACGTTCTTTCTGATATACCATTTACTACTATATCTACAAACTTAGGTATAATAGGCACTGGTTTCCAATCTAAATTAAGATATGACAAATCACCATTTATAGATAATTCATCTTTATATTTTTGAATAGCTTGTTCTCCCCTAGCGTAAAGTCTAAGTTTATGGAAGTTATTTTGGTTGCTAGCAAATCTATTTGTACCAGAGTCTCTTTTAAACCACTCGCTTTCAATAGCTTTACCTATCTTTAAACCATATTCTAAAGATAACTTCTCTTTGTCGCTTACAACTTGACTAGGAAAATAATTGCTCATGTAAGACTCAGCCATATTATTGTTTTATTAATTTTGAATTATAGCCTTTATTTTTATATTTAGCTATTGTTAAATTTATTTTATCTCTTTGCACGTTTGATCTTGGGTTATATAAATGTCTATTACAAGCCATAATAGCTAAACCGCTACTAATTGTTGCATCAAACTTAGTTCTTCTTGTTATATCAAAACCAGCCCAATCATTTAATGTGTTGTTAAATACCATGTCGCCATATTCACCATCTGCTTTTAAACCTACATGATCATTTATGTACATTTCAATCGCAGCAGCGTGTGCTTGTTTAATATCCTCACTAGAGTTAGGCATTCCACCAACTTCTTTTTCTGCTACAGATAATTTATTCCAAACTTTATCAGGTCTATTCATTGAATAACCTCTATAACCACGTCTTTTCAAATAATACAATAGACGAGGTTTATTATTCTCAGCGAGTATTGGCATCCCGTAAAAAACTAAAGCCATTAGAACGTCCTCAAAGAACATCTCGGATGTCTGAGGTCTAGCTAAGTACTCTAAGAAAAAAGAATTAGCAGGAGCATCTTCCATACTAAACTTTGTTAATCCGTGTAAAGCTCCTTTAGAACCCTTACCATCAACCGTACCTGATATATCGTAGCTATCACAACCAAAAGCACCCATGTGTTCATTGCCAGGATATTTTAAACCGTTTTTAACTACTTGTTTATTTTGTAAATGAGATGGTGGCGTCCAAGATATATTAAATCTACCTTGTTGATTTGGTAAAAACCTAACAGTAGTATCTTTTATACCACCTGCCCATTGGAAATTACCTCTACTATAATTAGCAACCTCTTCATTTATATCTATTTGCTCGTATATTTTTACTAAATTAAATATACTATTTTTAGTTTCATCTCTGAAAGCATGTTCTTCAGTTCTTGGAAATTGTCTATAAAACTCATTTAAAGCATCCTGATCATTCTTTAATCCATCAGCTTCATTTTGCCAATGATCAATAACACCTATATCTATATAGTCTCCAAATGGTCCCTTAACCTCTTCTGTTGGCGTTTCGAATACAGGTATTCCATTAGAATCAATGAATCCTTCGTAGTTCCATTCCATAGGTATGAACAAACTATATAATCCCGAGCTAGTCTGTCCATTGCGGTTTCTTTTGGTAACGTCTGAATCATAATACAGTTTTTTAAAGTTATCACCTCCTTTATCTAAAGCGTTTGATGTTGAACCCATCATACACTTACCAATAATCCTACTACCCAACCTTAATGTAGTTTTTGTTACACGCCAGTTATTTAATATGTTGTTTGGCCTTTCCCACTTACCACTTTCATCATGTACTAACAGTTTTAGTTTTTCACCATCATAACTGTTATCACCTGTATTTTTCCAATCAATAGTTGTATCTAATCCTGTTAATTCTTCAGGTCTGTTTTCAGTAGATGTAATGTTTCTTCTTGTCAACTTGCTAGCTGGTACTCTATATGCTAGTTCTGTTTTTGGTCGATCCATACCATCTTGAATCGGTTTAAAAAAGAAAGGATAGTTAACTGATATTGGCACTACCTTGTCGGTAAACATCTTTTTTGCATCAGGACCAGACTTAGACAATATACCAAATCTAGCGTCACTAGATATTGTAGCTAAGTTAACTGTTTCACCAGAAGCCATAAACGAAAAACCAGATCGTCTATTTTTAAGATAACACATACCGTAACACCTATTATCAGCCTTACAAGCTTCCCAAAAAATATAAAATAATCTATTAGCTTCTCTAAAATCTGGATGTCCTACATCAATTTTAGACCACTGAAGATACATATAGTGTGTACCAGTAATGTAAGTAGGTATATTATTATTACTAAACCAGAAACCATTTTCTCTTTTCGTAAACTCATTTTCTATATAACCAATATACTTATTTTTAAAATCCTCTGGATAATCACGCCAATCAAATATAGTTTTTATTCTATTTAACTCTTTAGGATATTCTGTTACCTGCCAAGTATTATTTTTAAATACGTGTACTTCTTTTGGAACTTTTGGCAAAGCTATATGTAAACCTTGTATGCTATACACATCACCTATCTGCCCTGTTTTGCTAATTACAACAACATCATTTTCTTTATTGTAACCATATTTCCAAGCCTTTTTCTTATTAAGCCTTTTAATTGTATTTGTTTTAATCGGCGTAACAATACTATATAGTTTTTGCTCGTACATTACTTAGATCTTTTTTCAGCAAATCCACTAAATGTTTGTTTTTTAGTTTCTTCAACTGGTTTTCCATCTATCATGCTTTGCTCAGTCTGTATTCTTGTTAATATTTCAAAAGCGTCGAATATAGCTAGTTTCTTTGTTGCTGCTGCGTTTTTTAATCTGTCTGCAGATATATCATCATCACTATCAACGATTGGCTCTTTAGCAACTTTAACTAACTCCTCTACAGCTTTATAACCAGCTTGGATTATATTCTCTTTCTTCTCCTTGATATTCATATTTAATTGTAATTGCACTTGTTTGAACTCTATATAAACGCTCATCGTTTATTATAAACTCGTATTCACTACGAGGTACGAATCCTACTAAATCACCAGGTTTTAAATCATTTAAATATTCGTGATTATTAGTATATTTTAAAACACCAACCAAAGGATGCTCTTTCTCTGTACTAAAATTATCAATAGCATGTATTGGTTTAACAAAACAATATTCATCTACTGACTTCCAAGTGTTGTTATTTTTATATAAGTATATTTGATCTAGCTGAACAAAATATTTATTTTCTTCAAAGTATCCTTTACTATTTTTCTCTACACCTCTTACATCTTTCCAACGTCTAAAAACATTATGATGAACTATTATTTCATCACCTACACTTATATTAGTATCAAAACCCTTAGGCGTAGATAAAACAATAGCATTTCTATTAACGTTTTTATGTGTAAAATTCTCAGTATTAGTAATAAGTGATTTATCACCTATTTTCTTAATATTATTATATCTTGAATTTACTGGTTTAACTACAAAATAATAAAGACCTTGCATTAATACTCTAAATTGTACTCAACTGCTATAGCCATGTTCTTATTAAAATCTTTCCAAGGTAAAACCTCATTTCCTTTTTTAATATAAACACTGTACTTGTCGTCTTCCTCAACTATACAATCTATAATATGCCCTCCGTAAACCTCTTGATCTACGGAGTAGTGCATAGCTTCATTTTTGTAATCTTTACCGATACTAATCTTTCTTATCAGTCTCATCTTCAGGTATTTCAGATATAGTACCATCAGTTAAATTAACAGATACCTTACCGTATTTTTCTTCAAGTTCATTTTGAATTACAATTAATTCTTGCTGAGTTGCTTGTAGTTGCTCCATTGCTGCAGCTTTTTGAACCTCTAAGCCACCAACTGTCATTTGAGCCTTGTTTATTAAACCTACCTTGTCTTGTACTGTCTTTAATTCTTCGCCAGTAATCTTTTTTACATCTTTAGCGATGTCCTCTACTTTTACGTCTTTCATTTTATTTAAATTTAATTATTATAATTACTCTGTGGTTTCTTCATTCCACGGTAAAACATCTACCGCCACAACTGGATTTATTTTTTGTTCCAATGCTTTCTCAATAGTTGAATTCATATGAGTACCTGGATGTAATTTTTTTATTTCGTCAAGCAAATCAGATTCCTTAAGATCTGAATAAGCTACAAAGTTTTTAGTATCAGGCACGTTTAAAGGACAAACACCACTAAAATGAGCTTGTAAACCTTTATTGTCACCGGTATCAATTGTTCCGGTATAAACAAACCTAACAGATGTTACAACGTCTTTAAGTTCTTCATTTGCTTCCCCAACTTTCATAACATCTAATTTATCTAGTCCTGTTATTGACCATTTATATTCTATATCCATTTTTAAATTGTTTTCTATGTTTATATTATTACGCTATTTTCACGTTTTTTACTTTATAATTGTTTTTCTAATAAGGGTAATATAATTTTACCATTAGTTTCTAAATAAGAATTATAATTGTTTTTAATATTATCTTGAATTTCTTGAGTTACATCTTCTTCCTCCCACCATAAATCAATTAATATTAAATCATATTTTTTATCAGGTGTATATGATAATGCATCACCTTTTATTATGTTTATAGGGGATTCTAAATAATCAACGTAATCTATTAATTCTTGATTATTTTCTACAACATCTATTATGCTACAGTTTTTAACTGATTTAGCGTACTCTGGTAATAAACCTAAACCTAAACCACCTATTAGTATTTTATCAAAAGTAAAATTATTATACAAAGCTTTTATTTTTGTACAAGGATCACAATCACCTAAAAATACTTTACCATAATGGTTTGTGTTTTCTATATATTTTTTATCTCCAAAATCTATTTTAGAAACTCCATTTGTTTTAGTTACACTAAAACTAGTTCCTGAATATTCCTTTATTTTATTTTCTTCTATTTTCATATTAACACGAATTTACACTAGTTATAACACCGCTACTGTTAACTTCAAATCTTACATTTGTAGTACCAGTACCTATAGATTTATAACCATATTTACCAGCGCTTGGGGTAGATGAGTTACTACTGTTAGTATATACTTGATCTCCAATAGCAGGTGACATATCTGGGAAATACCAAGTATCGTTTGTTGTTTGACCACAAGCAAAAACACCTTTTATTTGACTTACGTTGTATACAGAAATAGCAGCTGTATTTGAAAGCTGTGATGTTGCTACTTGTTCTATATCACCATACGAAGTTAAACCACCACCATCACTAGTAGTAGCGTATGCTCTATAATAATAAGTTGTGTTAGCGCTAAGACCTGTTACCGCGCTGCTAAAACCAGCTGTTCCAGTTCCTAAAGAACCTGTGTCTGTAACACCGCCAATGCCTTTTCTTAAGTTTACATTAGATGTTGATCTTACAAAACCTTTATGTGTAATATTTGTGCTATCATTAGCTACATCGCCATTCATTGTAAAACCGCTAGACGTGACACTTGTTTCAGATTTAGTAGTAACACTAGGATATAAACTTTCAATATTATTACATATAGTGTTTATAAAACCCGTAATATCACTTGGATCATGATTACTATTAAAACTACCACCTGTGTTAGTTGCATACCCTTGATATATACCATGAACAGATTGAGGATACGTACCACTGTCACTTATATCTCCGCATATCATAATTGTAATGTTATTAGAAACTGCATCAGATGATAGCGTACCCATTTTATTATACTCTTCAGCCCCGTTAAAATTATCATCACCATCACCATCAGGTGCATTGTCTGTCATTAATATTATCATTTTGTTAACACCAGATCTAAAAGCGCCAGCAAAGTCATGATTAATAACTCTATCTATAGCGGTATCATTTGGTTCTGGGCTTCCACTACCAGTTCCTATTTCCATACCTGTTGAACTGTTACTACCTGAACCATTAGCACCAGCATTTAAATATCCTATTTTTGTATCAAAATCAGATTTATTTGAGTGACTAAACGGAACCATAGCAGCGAGGTATATATTACCTGAGTTATATTTATAAGCCGAGTTTAAGTTAGCTACAACCGTGTTTGTTGCATTAGCCCAATAAGTAGGTTGACTACCTTGATCTATTAAAACAGCTGCTAACCTATAGTCTCCACCAGATCTTTCAACAACTTTATTTGTTATAGTAGCTACATGCGTTTTTAAATCGTCCATGTCACCAGTCATTGATCCAGTATAATCAATTAAAAACACTACATCCATAGCTAAATTACATGCAATAGGTGTAAAATCATGATCATATGCGTAAAACTCAGACATTTTATGAGGAGTGTTACTATCTGGTGAGCTAGGACTATGAACGTTAAGATTTATGTTGCCACCAGATGAGTCACTGTTAGCGTTACTACTTAAACCTCGTAAGCTAAAACTATTTTCACCATCGTCATTATTAGACGTATAATCATCTTCATTTTTTTCAGAAAAAATTTTTAGCAAACTTATTGGACCTGAACCTGGAACTGCCATTACTTAATTTGTTTTTTTAGTTCTTCTATTTCTGCTTTTAATTCTTTTATAGCTTCTAGTAATATAGGTGCAATACCTTTATGTCTCATAGAAAGCATACCGTCTTCATTTTCTCTTACAAGTTCTGGTATAACTTTTTGCACATCTTGAGCTATAAATCCTACATCACTTTTCCACTTCTGTAACTCAACAGGATTACCTTCTCTATCAACAGCATCTTGTTTTTCTTTCCAATCAAATGTAACACCTTGTAGTTTCATTACTTTATCTAAAGCTGAGTTTATAGGTTTTATATTTTCTTTTAATCTTATATCAGATGGTGAACCAAATGCAACAACATCTCCGCTAACAGTCAGCGTACCTGTGTTTGTTAGTGACATTTCTAAGTTTGACGCAGAACCACCACCAACGTAAACGTTAAAAGATGTTGTTCCTCCAAAGTTTAAAAAACCACCAGTACCACCTGAGTTTGTAAACATAATATCAGAGTAAGAGGAAGTAGATTGAAACCTAGCTTGAGTTCCAGTACTCTTTACATGAAGCGCCTGTGAAGGTGTTAAAAGACCAACAGCTAAAGCACCACCAATAGCCATTTTACCGTCGGTTAAATTAAACTGCATTTTATTATAAGCTGTTCTAGCACTACCAGCGTTATTATAAAATGTTTTATTTCCTAAATCACTATTACCAGTTGTATTACCAGCTGTAAAATGTAATAAGTTAGAACCGTTTTCAGCACTTATACCCCACTCAACATGTGGTTCGTAATCCGCAAATATAATAGTATCACCTTCTGACGTTTGTTGTTGTATTGCAATTGCGGCGCCAGTATCAGCTGTGCCAGATGAGTAAACCTCTACAGCAGGGTAGTTACCATTACTTCCACCAGCTTCTTTTATTATACTAGAGTCGTGCTCTTGTAAGTGTATGTGTGATTTATTACCCCATTTAGTGTATACAGCGGTTGTTGCTGAACTAGCATATGTAGCGCTACCACCATCTAAATAAAAGTAGTCATACATACCACCATTACCATCATCGCATTGAAATACTAAGTTACCATCTTGTTGATCGTTACCAATAAATAAACCACCTGTTTTATTTGTTATAAAAGCGTGTGTTCCGGTATGATGTATATCAGTATGACCACCAGAACCTAAGGTTAATTTTTTACCGTTTCTAAAATTAGCACCTCCATGAAATTGAGCATCGGCTAAGTTATCGAATTTTAAACTTTGTATAAAAGTTCCGTAACTAGCTAACATAGAAATTATACCTAAAGATATTTCATGTGAGTTACCACTATTCCAGGTTGGTGTTAATCTAACACGCATAAAATCATCAGCACTACCACCGATTTGGCAATAAACTTTATGGTTTGTATAACCTGGCCAACTCGATTGATTTCCTGTTTCATATTTTAAAGTCCAACCACCAGAACCTACATTAGCGGTTCTATTAGCAACTGTGGTACCAGGATCTGTAGCAGTAGTTTCAATTTTAATATTAAAACTATTACCGTGTGTGGAATGTGTCATTAAAAGATAACCAACAAAACAATAACCAGTTTGATTACCAAAGTATATTATATAATCACTTTTTGTTCTTTTTAAATTACAATTACCCCATTGGTGAGCCATATTGCTACCAAGCAAGTTATTAAAGTTTGTTTCTGATGAAACATCTGCCCAAGAACTAGTGTATCCATATGAATCTACTATTTTGTGTCTAAGAACACAAGCGTTTAATCCAGTGTTATTACCGTTGTGTCCAAAATAATTAGCCGCAGGTTCAGGATACAAGTTACTTGACATAGCATAAGTATTACTACCATGCACGCCGGGGTTGGCTTGTATTTGGAAAAGTCCACCAACATGTACATTATCTACTTTGTCAGCATTTGTTGCTGTAGCTGCATTACCAGTACATGATCCAGATGAACCACTTACATTACCAGTTACATTACCAGTTACATTACCTGTTAAATTACCGTCAAAAGTTGTTGCTGAAAAAGTTCCAGTTATAAAACTACTTGAACCATCTCCAGCAAATCTAGCAAATTCTGTTTTTGAATTTTTGTGGTATAATCTCAACATACCATTACTACCACTATCATTATTAATCCATATCTTCCAAGTTTCCCAAGCAGAAACCATATGTGTGTTAGCGCCACCAAAGGTGATATGATCTTCAGAATCTGACCATATATTTAATCTTGAGTTAAATGATGTTGACGTTGCGCTTGTTGCGTTTTCACCGTAATCACCTCTTCTATGGGGATTTATAGTTAGAGAACCATCTGTTAAAACTAAATTATCATCATCATATATACCGTTCCAAGAACTACCAGGATCTACACCAGAACCTAATATTAACTGTTGAAGAGCTCCTCTTCTAAGAGAAAAGTTTTTAAATTCAACACTGTTATCGTAAACAGCAAATCCCATTCTACCAAAATCAAAAGAAAGAGAAGCTTCTATTGTTGTAGCTATTTGAGTTACACCATCTATCTCTACTATTATATAGTTTTTTGATTTTTGTATTCTACAATTATGCCAGCTATCATCCACGTCTATAGTATTTCCAGACACATTATTAGTTGTAACCGCTGCAACTGGGTATGTTTGTACACTACTAACTTGTTTTTGAACCCTAACGACATTAGCGTCTCTTATAATTACTGCGTAAAAATTATTTTGATCTTGATAATTAAATGCCCATCCAAAATGTGTTGAATCATTACCACTAGCCGCGTTAAAGTCAAAAGATACTTCCCAGTTTTGCCCGTGATTATTTGCGTTTTCATTTATATCATCTCCCATTAAAGCAAATACATAACCACTGCCAGATCTACCTATTTTAAGATGATTTTCACCATATGATTTTATATTTATTGTAGAACTAGATTTTTCCCATAAATAAGAATTTCTGTTTGAACTATAAACGCTAGGATCTAAGTAGAATTCATTAGCATCTAAATCGTATATTTTATTAACATATAATGATCCTTGATATATGTAAAAATTACCTGAACCACCTCCTTGTCGTGTTCTAAAGGTCGTGTTTCCTGGTCCACCATCAAAATATACATTATTACTGTTTTCATATATCCTGAATCTTTGTGCACCACTTTCTTGAAGCACTAAATACTCATTATCAGTTTCTCCAGAAGAATCTATTCTTAAGCTTTTAAACTTAGTATCTGGTTGAAATTTATCTATAACTCTATTATCTCCACCACTATAATTTCCAGCAAAAATATTAGCTATTCTAGTTGAAGTTGTAGCGAAGTTTTTAAGTACAAATTTTATATGTGTAGTAGCTGTGCCACCTGTGCTAAAAGTAACGTATGTAGTTCCTCTTGGGTTGTCTTCATTGTTTACCCTGCTAGTATAATTAGTACCATCTGTAGACGTGAATATCTCAACATCTTTTGCCCTCCAAGCAGCTGCTGAAAAAGCTATACCAACAGAAGAAGCGTGACTAAAGCTTACGCCACTTATTATTATTGTCATTATGCTAGAGCTTGTTGAACCAGCTGTTAAATTACCTATTGAATGGTAGCCATTACCAACCGAAAACACAGCTGAATTTAAAGTAAAAGCTGTACCATCTATATCCGCCGCAACAGTATACCTCCAATTAGCGCCAGCTAGTTTGTTTGGGCTAAGACTAGGTATTGTAAAATGAGCTTCACCATTTTCTACACCCTCACCAGCAACAAAACCATCTATAACTGGTATACCCGGTGTGTTTTTATTTTGCTTACCATGTAAGTTACCGTACATATCTGTGTTACCATCTTGGCTAGACTTTTGGTTTATTACTTGTATTGCGTTTTTCTTTGTCCAAATATATAGATCACCTGCTGCCCAAGCATTAGATGTTCCAGTTGTTTTTTGTACAGCTATACCACCTATAGACACACTGTTACCAGCACCTGATGCTTCTCTAGTTCCTAATGATAATTTAGCCCATGTATTATTTGCACCATGCTTGTTTAATATAAATAAACCAACATCTGCTTCATCAATGCCACCAGTAGAAGAATCTTCGTGAACTATTATAGCTCTAGGATATTGAAAATAAGAACTACCACTGTCTATAAATGAATCATACATACCTGTACTGGAACTACTTGTTTCCGCTCCTATTAAAAATCTACTTACTAATGAATAACTATGAGGATCAACAAAAAACGTAGTATTAACTGAATCAATAAATTTATCAAATGTAGCTGTATTAGATGTATTGTAACCACCAATGTTACCATTTATTGTTACGGGTTTGCTAAAATAAAAAGTATTTCTATCTGTACTTATATGAAAATAACTAGTGTTACCAGATCCAAAATCTCCATAACCTGTTGCGCTTTGTATTTTCAGACCATTACCAGTACCACTTGATAAAACTGGGTATTGATCGCTGCCGCTATTAAATAACTGTATTTCGTCAAATCTTAATGCCATATCTTATTATATTAATCTTCTAAATTTAAACCTCATTATTTTACCACCATTACTATTATCTAACGCACCAGTGTAAGCAAGGTTGTGTTTTACTTGTAACATTAAATCATGTGTATCTGATCCTGATGCTCTCTGTGTTCTAAACTGTACATCACCACTGTTAGGTGCATGACCAGCTCTATGTATTGGTATTTCATCTACATGCGTGCTATTAGTACTATCTGCATACCAACTTAACATACCTGAGTAATACTCATAATAATGTCCACCACCAACGTTAAAATCACTTACATAAACTTGCATTGCATAAACACCTGTGGCAAGATCCGTTCCGTCAATACCAGTATCAGTCCAAGTATTAGCTGATAACTGAAATGTCATTGGGAAATACTTGTACTGATCAACATCAGTACCCTCTGTCATTGTTGTACCTTGATGTCTAACATTACCATAAACCTCTACGTTTTGATTTTCATCTATTTGTAAAGCTGGATTTAAATTATTAGAAGTATCATTAGTAGAAAATATTAATTTAGACGCGTAAGCATTAGTGTTACCAATAGCTATACTTTTTATTTGTGATTTTACAGCGTAAGTGCTTCCAAAGTTACTTGTGTTGGTACCTGTTAAATTTATAATAGTATCTTGACCACTTCCAGTAGGTGAATTAATAGTGGCTCCTTTTGCTGTCATAGTACCACCAAAAACACCATCACCAGTCGCTGAAATAGTTAAAGCAACAATACCATTCGTATCAGTGTGTGTATTGTGAAATCTAAAACCAGCTCCTGATGTACCGGCAGAAGCATCCCAAGTGGAACTAAAAGTTCTCCAGTCGCCACCTACATAAAAGTTTTCATCAGTCCAAACACCAGCTTCGTTTACTCTTAACCTTCTTGTACCATCTATTGATACTGATATTTGATCTTTAGTAGCGGTAGAGCCATCATACCACTCTCTGTATAAACCTGAATTAGGTACTGAGTTATAAACTCCATCATCTAAAACTATAGCTGGTTTAGCAGCTGTTCCTTGAGCAAAAAACTCTTGCTCTGCTATTCTAGTTACTCTCCAGCCAGATATATAACATCTTCTTGTACCTGAGTTGTGACTATAGTTAAATAAAGAATGTGGTGTAAAATATTTTGCGTCTGTTTCAAATTTTCCATAATCACTATTGTGGTGACCAGACACAAAAGCATATCTATGTTGCCAATCTGTTCCCGGGTTATGATTAGCCATCAAGTGATAACCATAACTACCAGGGTTACCAGAACCACTCGCTGTTGCTGTAAAATCGTGCTCAAAATCTTGCGTACCCATATAGTGACCTATAGAGCTACCAGATTCATTTCTAATATAAACTTCTATTAAATATATTGATCCTTCTTCAATAGGTATGTAGGGGAAACCAGATCCATAATAACCACCAGTGTTAACAGCTCCATCAATTTTTATAGAATAACCAGCTGGCGCGGTAGAATCTTCATACCACTCAACGTTAGTGCTATTAAAATATTCTTGTAATTGTGAGTTAGACCAAGTTGTATCTAGTGACCAAATTTCTTTACCACCAGTGTAATGACCTAATGGATATTCTTCTGTTAATGATGGATTTGTAGATACACCTCTTTGATTATGAGATGTAAAACCTAAATCAGCTGTAACTTTATTATTACAAATAATAGCTCCAGTAAAATTGTGACTAGAAGCATTGTAATAATTAATACCATTGTTATGTATGTTTAAATAATTTCCATTTGTAGATGTTTGTAAAAGTATCTGGCCTGTTGAAAAAGTTATATTAGTATTTGTATCTGCAGCATGTACAATAGCAGAACCTAATGTTATATTTGATGCAACCTCTAAAGAATCAGTTAAATTCCAAGTGTCGTCACCATCATCAAATATAAAGCTAGCTTGTGTAACACCATCACCTCTATAAATAGATATACCAGATGTAGCAGCTGTTGCTGTATCTGGCGAGCCTTGTGTTGTATTAAGTTGTATTATATTATCTTCAACTTCTACTGTTTGTGTGTTTAAAGTTGTAGTTGTGCCATCTACTGTTAAATTACCTGTAACTACTAAGTTATCTGCAATTCTTACATCTCCACCGTCATTTGAAATACTACCTCTTATTACAGCTCCAGCTTGTACATATAGCGACACACCAGCTCCTGCTGCATAAAGATAGTTATTTTGCACTACAACTTCACCAGAGTTCTGTACTCTTAATGCGTTGCTGCCATCAGAACCTCTATATACTATAAAAGCGTTGTCTGTATGTGGGCTAGCGGTATCACCAGTAATTTCTACGTTCCCGTTAAAAACTGATGAATTATCACCATTTAAAGTAAGCACGGTACTTTGTGTACCAGCATTATCAGTTTTAAACTGTATATACCCCGTGTTGTTTGCTCCTGTTGTACCACCTACTATTGCTGCATAACCACCAGTATTATTAGTTAAATTAATAGTAGCACAAACATCAGTTGAATTATTATTAGCATGTTTTAATTCAAAATAAGCACCAGCAGCAGCAGAACCATCACTAGTTATTTTGCCACTTGCCATGTTCACTGCTCCTGTAAAAGTTGCATTTAAGGATCTATTTATAGTTAATGCATTACTTACAGTTCCACCATCTACTATATCTAAGGTAAAGAAGTCGTTAGAATCACTATTATAATTCATTTGCCAACCATAATCAGCACTTTCTCTTAACCATATTTGAGCTTGGTTATCATTAGTACTAGTATCATTTAATATTAATACTGGGTCTGATTTATTTATAGTTACATCACCTGCAAAAGTTGCACCACCTAAAACTTCTAATGTAGTGGTTAAATCTCTATTTATATATGCTAAATCTGTATTATCGTTATTACCTACTCTTCCTCTAAACTCTAATCTATCACTTGCGCCATTATAATTGATATCAAAATTCTGTGTTCCAGATACTTCTGAAAATATTATTGTACCATTTGGATCAGTGTTAGCACCAGAAGAATCTACAAGAGTAATTGTAGGGTCTGTTTTACTAATAATTAAATCACCACTCATAGTATCACCGGCTTTAGCCACCTTAGTACTATCAGTTGATGTAATACCAGTTAAGTTACTACCGTCACCAGAAAATGAAGTTGCTGTTACCGAACCTGCAAAAACCGCATTGTTATCGGTTCTGTTTAGAGTTAAAACATCTGTTCCACTTGCTGAGTTATCGTGTCTTTTAATTATAAAATCGTTAGCAACACCGTCGTAGTTTAAACTGAAACCATAATTAGCACTAGATTCTTTTAGATTTATTACTGTATCTTGTTCTGAGTTAGTTAGTAAAGTTAAAGATCTAGTAGCACTTGTGCTTCCGCTCCCTATAGTAACATTACCTCCAAAAGCACCTCCACCTGCAATATTCGTATCCCCTGTTGTGATGTCAACTTTGAAATTATCGTAATCTGTTGAATCTTCACCTATAGAAAATTTATTATCTTTAGTTATTAAATGAGTACTTGTATCACTATCTTTAAGTATTACAAAAGCTTTATCATCAGTACTTTCAAATATAGCTACTGTATTAGCAGCGCCTGAGTTAACATCTAATTTAGCGCCTGGAGCACCTCCAACACCTAAGTTTGTTAAAAACGTACTATCAGTACCACCTACAGTTAATTTAGGATTACTATTATGTGCACCACCTACTCCTATTTGAACTATACCTGAAGAATTAGAATTAGTAACATATAAATTACCCCTATTACCAATCATACCATACCCATTAAATCTTACATTATCAGTAGCTGGAGTTGGATTACCAGTGCCTACTGAGCTAGATATAAATGTTGATGGAGATGTTACTCTTCCTCCAAAAGTCGCGGCGGTACCATCAGTAGTTCCGTCTAATGATAAAGCGTTTAATACACTACCACCTGTAGATTTTACATTGAAATTTAATTTTGTTCTCGTAGCACTAGTAGTTGTTCTATGTTCTATACCACCCCAATCTTGATGTGTCCCACTATAATCTACTTTGTAATTAAGATAATGCAATAAAGTATCAGTGCCCGGATTATTGCCATCCCATAGCATGTTAATTGTTGGGGAACCATTTTGTTTTGTTAAATTAAAATCTCCCCCATTTACTGTTACATCACCTGCAAAAACTGAGTTGGCAGCATTCATTTGGAATTTATCATTACCAAAATCAAATTGAGCAAAATCAATAGCGTTAGCACCTGTAGCTCCATCTGAACTATGGAAACCTTCTATCTTTAACACACCACCATACCAAGCACCTATTCTAGGGTCGTTACCAGGTCCTCTAACAATAAAACCCCAGTTGCTACCATTACTAACTGTTAAAAATCCTTCAGTACTGTTAGAATGTGCTCTTATGTGGTTTAAAGTTCCGTCAGAGTCTACTACGTTTAATTGTCCTTTAGCTGTTACTGTCCCTGTAAAATTTGCGTTTTTCGACGTATCTATTGTTACAGCAGCTGCTCCGTTTTGAGTTATGGTAAATGAGTGATTGCTTGAGGAACCTACAAAAGTATCAAAATTATCGTGGTCTGCACCACCAAATAAAATTTTGTCTGTAGATAAGTCTTTCGTGAATATAAATCTTGATGCTAAGTTGGTTGTACCTTTTACGTGAAGTCCGGCTCCAGGTGCATTGTGACCTAAAGCTAAATAACCAGTTGAACCTTGTAGATGAAAGTCCCAGTTAGATCTAGTGTAATTATACAGCTCAAAATTACTACCAACTCTCTGTTCGAATTTATTACTACCATTTACTTGGTAAAAAATAGCAGGCTGTTGATTAGTAGCCCCAGTGTTGAGAAATAAAGTATTCTCATCACCAGCTGTTATTTTTACACCTGTGAGAAATTGTTGAGCCATATTTTAATTTAATTTTGTATATTAACCTATTTTGCTAATAAGTATCTTGTAGTCACCGTTAGTAACTGCTTGTCCAAATAAAACTTGAACCTCATTTGCTGAAGATCTTCTAATATCTACATTAATAGTAGCATATGGTGAACCTACTTGTACTACTTGACACAATATATCTCTAGTGTTAAGAGCGTGATAAACTGTGTACGTGTTTGTTGATTTAGCAATATAACCTTGTTGACCAGATGTTCCACCTGGTGTTAATGTTCCGCTAAACTCTCTGTTTGTTATTCTACCATCTATACCACTTTGTAAATCAACAGATGCTAAACCAGTAACGTGACCATATGTATCTAATGTAACATCTTGTATTACGTTTAAACCTGAATTATCTACTGAAGCTTGACTAGAGGTATCTTCGTGATCAATTGTTATAGTTTTATCAGATGATGCGTTTGTTGTAAAATTACCACCAGTAACTAAACCAGCACCAGCCGTTATAGTTATTGTAGCGTTACCAATATTACTTGTTAAAGCAACAGTACCAGTAGCGTTTGGTAAAGTAATCGTTTGATCACCAGATGTAGCATCCGCAGCTGTAAGTAATATTTCATTAGTATCACCATCATTAGCTCTAAATGCTAAAGTATTATCTTCAACAATTTGTATTGTTTCGTTACTATAAGTAGTATCACCTGTTACTTTTAAGTTACCAGGTATTGTAATTGTATCAGCAGATGTACCAATACTAAGAGCGTTGCTACCAAAAGCTCCACCTAATGCTGTTTTTAAGAAAGGTCTATGATTAATAGGTGTTATTTCCTCCACACTACCATTCATCGCTGTTGTTCTACCTAATAGTTTATTAGTAGAAATATTTTGGAATTTAGCAAATGTAACTTGATCATCAGCTATGTGCGCGGTATCGATAGATCCGTCAACATACTGATCAGAATCGACTGAGTCAGCAGACATATGATCTAAATCAATAGCTCCTGTAGCTATATGCTCACTGTTAATTTCATCATCACCTATTTTAGCACCAGTAACAGCGTCTGCGCTTATGTTTATTGTATCTATTGTACCAGCTGTTGGTACACCAGATCCGTTCATTTTAATAACAGTATCATTTGCTTGGTGTGCTAACTTAGCTAGTCCAACAGCGTTATCCGCTATTTTAGCTGAACCAACTCCACCATCTTTTATTCTAACAGCACCAGATCCATCGTTGTTACTTAATTCTAACGTTGAATCATCAACTGTTACTTCTATTTCATCTGCACCTACTGTTATACCATCACCACCTACAGCATTGATAGTTACATCACCTGTTGAGCCGTCTGGTGTTGTTAAACCAGCACCAGCTGTTATAGATGTAATATCACCAGCTATACTAGCCCATGATGGAGAATTAACGCTTGTTGAAGTGTTTATATATACTTTATTTTGATCAGTTCTAAATATTAACTGACCATGATAACCAGTAGAAGGATTACTACCTGATTTATGATCGACAACCAGTTCTTTTATCTGGTTACCGTTTAATTTTATGTCTGAAAGAAATGGTATTGCCATAGTTGTTTTAGTTTAAGTTTTTTTAATTAGCGTATATTACACCGCTTGTAGTACCAGTGAAATATACTCTTACAGTATTGTTGTTTATGTATTTTACAGGCATCATTGCCACTTGCCCAGGTGAACCTTCTTGCTCTACGCTTATAGAAGGTTTTTTGCCTAAATTGTGATTAAATATAACATAAGGCATAGCTGATCCACTTATTGTATCTGTTAGTAAGTTTCCACTACTTGTAGCAAAACTGCTAGAAGTGAACGTTAATTCAGTGTTTTTATCAGCGCCTCCACCAAAAACTACAAAAGCATAGTGTTTGTTAAGCGTTAAACTTCCGTTTCCTTTATTTTGGTATAATAAAGATATATCATAGTTATCAGTAGCGTTTCCATTGCCGTCGTTTATAACAGATATAGATTGTATATTATAAACAGCGTGATTATCTTGGTCGCTGGTTTCTACTAATAATACATCTTTACCTACAAAATTTGATAGAATATTTTGTTTAGAATTACCATCACCTTTTGTATATTTACTTACTTTTATATTTGTTAGACTAGCAAAAGTGCTACCACTAGAAAAAACAGCTTGTAACTCACCACTTTTTATTTCTGTATTTACATATTGCCATACAAATTGACCAACAACACCACCAGAATTAGTTTCTTTAAAAAAGTCACTTACACTTTCTATGCTAAAATTGCGCGTAGATCCGCCAGAATCTGATCCAAGGAATTTATCTGACTTGGATAAGTTTTGATCTTGTTGATACGTGTTGATTCTAGCCATTTCATTTGTTTTTTATTTTGTTATATTTTTCAACGCTTCGACCGCCAAAGTATGCGCCAATAGTAGTCATTAAAACAAGTTGAAGCAAATCCGTCCATTTTTCATCTACTTCAAATGCTATTGAACCACTATCTATGAAAACCATGATCACGGTACTGACTATTAAAAAAACAAGGACTAATGGACGTACGCTTCGCGTAAACCAGTTACCGTGTTCTAGATCTGCTTTCCACCTTTCGGTTACGTTTTTTTGCATAGCGGCTTCTGCTTCGATGAGAATTTCAGTCATCTCTTTTTCAAAAGCTGCTTTCTCATCTTTAGTTCTTACGAACTTATCTACAACACCGCTTATCTTTTCGACAACACTGCCTCCAGCACCGCCGAAAAGTTTAGCTAGTATTTTTGACATTTATTTATATTTTTTCATTTTACCCGGTGCAGCTTTAATTTTAGCTTTTAAATGTTCAGGTAAATTACCTTGCTTACCAACTAAAGCTTTTTTAGCAGGTGACTCTTTTTTCATCTTCATAGCTGAGCCTTTCTTCATTTTAGCCGCACTATCATCTTTCTTCTTGTCTTTTTTCTTGAATACGTTTTTAACGCCTCTTAAAGCATTACCGACTCTAGTTCCACCTTTTTCTTTAATTCTATCAGCTCTTTTTTGTCTTCTTTCTGCTCTTCTGTCCTGTCTTTTCTTTTTATTAGACTCAGCAACTTCTTTCCTAGTGTTTTTAACTACGTTTTCCTTTTTAGGATCAGTTGTAGTTGTTTTAGGATCAGTTGTAGTTGTTTTAGGATCAGTTGTAGTTGTTTTATTTTCTTTAGACTCCATTTGTTTTTTAGGAGCATCCCACTTACCAGTTTCTTTCTTAGACTTATTTTGTCTTTTAGCTTCTGCTGTATATTCAGCTTCACTTAAGTTACCATAAGTTTTCATATCACGCTTTTTGTAAGCTTCTGAGTATGAAGTTTTCTTTGGAGTTTCTTTTTTCTTTGAAGTTGGTGGTTTCATTATGCTATCGTCTGCAGCTTTAGCTGGCGATGCTTTTTTCATGTTTAGTGGTGATTTAATACCAACACCTTTGATCATAGGTCCTTGCGAGTCTTTACTCTGCCAAGCACCTGCTCCTTTTAACACTTGGTAAATGTTAGAAGATTTTGTTCCTTTTGTTCCCATTGTTTTAATTATTTAGTCCTTGTTTATTAATTGTTATATGCTTTCCAACCTTTCATTTTGAAAGCACTTTTGTTTTTATTATTTTTGTTCATATTAGCAACTGCTTCATACCTTTTTGTTTCCTCATTATATTTATGAGTGGTTTCACCAGTTTTATCTTTCGTTTCAGTGGATCCAGGTGTGCTTTGTTCTCTTTTACCAACAAAAGCATCTGGTATCTCAAACGAACCAGCTACATTTTTAATATATTCTTCTCTAGTATAAGCTTCACCAGTTTTTGGATTAATAGGTGTTTTGCCTCTATTGCTTTTTCTATCAAATTTAGCACCAGCACTATTAGCTTTTCTATTTACTCTTTTATTACTTCTACCTCTTACACCAGCACCCATTTTACTATCAAGAGATTCATAATACCCCATATTTGCTCTCCCTGGTTTACCTGGTGTTTTTATTTCTTCAGTTTCAGGCGTAAATGCTGATTCATATATAGTATCTTCTTTTGTGTCATATTCACTTTCTGGATCAAAATCTTCATCACTTTTCCAGCTACATAGTATACCATTAACAACAGTTCCCTCAGCTTTTTTACTACCGTCTTCGTTGTAACAAGAATTAGCAAAGTTTTTAACACTTTCTTTCTTTTCTTTTGTTTTAGTAGTTGTAGCGGTTTCTTTTACTTTACCTTGTTTACCATCAACCGTCGCGTCAAATTCTTTTGTTTCCTTTGTTTCAACATGTAAAGGTGATTTACTTCTCATAGAAGCTTTCATTGTTATAGGTGTTGACTTCATTTTCATAGCTGACTTATTTTTATTTTTTAAGTTCATGTTAGCACCAGAATCTGTTACCAAATCCTCTGTGTTTGGATCAACATCATTATTCTTTTGATCTTCATAATCATCAAAGGAAGGTATTTTGCTTGTAACTTTACCTACAGCGTTACCTATAGCAGCTGTTTTATCAGCATCAGCTCTTAGCTTAGTAGTTACTACATCTCTGTTAGTTCTTATAGCGCTTTTACTAAGAGAGTATTTGTTTGGGGATTTTTTCATATTTTTAGTTTTATCGTAAGCTTCTTTTTCCCATGGTAATTTTTTTGACCCTTCGTTCATATCGTCGCGATCATATTCTTTACCTTTCCAAAAAACCTTATCATCGTTGTAGTTTAGATCACCTCTAGCCATTTGATCCATGTGCACCATTTCGTGTGCTATAGCTTCTTTTGCAAGAGGGCTGTCATTTTTAACAGACTTGTCTAAATATATAGTACCGTCATTATTAGCCTCAGCTATGACACCACTGTCTAAGTCTTTCTTAATTACAGGTATTTGGCCTGTTTTTACTTTATTTGTAATAGGATTTGCCATATTATCTTGTATTATCTTTTAGCATGTCATCTATAGCTTTGTTAAACACTTTATCAGTGTACGAATTGTTTTTATAAAAAACACTACGCTCTGATGTGGGTAAGTCTTCCTCTGCTAATAGGATTCTATATATTCTTGTGATTAATTGGGAGCATTTAAATGATGTCTTAAAAATGCTATATTTTATTGAAGTGCGGTTACGGTGTCTCCATGTCTCTATCCAGCCTTCGCGTTTTAAACGTTCCCAGCGGTTTTTATCCCAAGACATAGTGTAAACACCATCTATGAATTCTTGACGTGTAAATTTACCTTTACAGTCTAAGTATATTAATAATTCTAAATCTGCATCCTTTAAATTATAAGTTTTACAAGCCCATTTACGAACGAGCCTGTAATACTTAAATATATTTAATTCTCTGAGATCGGATGCACTTAATCTCATTCTACTAAAACTATGTCTTTAATAGTCATGACATAGTATTGCTTGTTATTATATGTTATCTCGTGTCCAGCGTGTTTGTCATAATAAACAATATCGTCTACTTTTAAAACTTCATCTGGAGGACAAAGATCACCTTTACTAATAACTTTTCCTTTTAAATATCTATTGTCACTGTCTATGCTATCAGATATTTCTAAGCCACCTATTGTTTTAGGTTTTAGCTTTATGTTTTCTACTACTATATATAAACTAACTGCTCGCATTTTCTACTCTTATATTATTAATTACACAATCTGCAGAAAATATAGTAGTTGCAACGCTAACTGCATTTTTTAGCGCTGTCTTTGTAACTAAGACGGGGTCTACGATACCAGAGTCAACCATATCAACTAGTTTACCGGAAATTACATTGTACCCAACACCTAAATCATTAGGCGTATCGTAGTTTTCAATACCAGCATTTGCCATAATGGTTTTAAATGGTGCTTGAATTGCTGTAGCTAGTATGTTCTCCCCAATATTATCAAACTTTATGTTATGTGAAGCGTTTAAAAGAGCGATACCACCACCTGCGACAATACCTTCTTGTAAAGCAGCTTTAACTGCGTATATAGCATCTTCAACTCTATCCTTCTTTTCTTTTAATTCTACTTTAGAATTAGCCCCAACGCGTATAATACCAACAGAACCGCATAACATAGCAAGTCTATTTTCTAATTTTTTTCTTAAAAAGCCATTTTTTTCATTTTTTATGAGCTTTTTAACCTCTTTTACTCTACCCTCTATGTCTTCTTCTACATTATAAGTAGTTATAACTGTATTTTTATCATCAGTTATTGAAAATTTAGCTTCACCAAGACAATCTGGTTGAATTAAGTCTAAATCATCACCTAATTCTTCATTTATTACCTTAGCTCCTGTTAAAATAGCTAAATCATCTATAGTATCTCGCTTAGTTGGGCCAAATCCTGGTGGATTTATGATGTTTACTTTTATATTACCTTTAACTTTATTCATTAAAAGCGCAGATTTTACCTGCTGAGCAACATTAGCCACTATTAAAAGCGATCTATTATTCTTAATTACATGTTCTAGTATGTTTTGTATCTTCCTAACACTAGGAATTTCACTAGAAACTATTAAAATTAGTGGATTTTCTAATTCACATTTTTGTTTTTCAGTGTCTGTAGCAAAATATGGCGATGTTAAGCCATTTTCTAACTGTACACCTTCGACGATGTCTGTATAAGTTTCATCTGTTTCACTCTCTTCCATCAAAACTACACCATCTTTACCTACTTTTGTGTAAGCATCGGCTATAATACCACCTAACTCACTATCATTGTTACAACTTATCGTTGATACGTATTTAAGATTATCGCCAGATACTGCTTTGGAGTGTTTAGAAAGGTATTTATTAACTTTTTCAAGTCCTGAGTTAATACCTTCTTTAATTTCTCGTACATTATCATTGTTATTTACTTCTTTTAGTAGTGATTCAGCTAAGACGATAGCCGTTGTGGTACCGTCTCCAGCTTCTTTCACCGTGTTTTTAGCTGCTTCTTTTATTAGAGTTGCCCCTATGTTCTCGACCGGATCAAATAAGACTACGCTTTCCGCAACGGTTACACCATCTTTTGTAATCACCGGTCTTCCTGTAGCGTCTTCGTATATAACGCATTTACCTGAAGCACCTAGTGTAGACTTAACAGCTTTTGCTAGTTGATCTACACCACTCATTATTTTGTCATTAGCATCAGAACCAAAGTTAAGATGCTTGACCAATTGACTTGGGTTATTAAATTCCATTAAATTATATTTTACTTAGTTACTATTTAAATGTTTTCACTACTTTAGGTCCTTTTGTGAACTCTAACTTCTTTGTGTAGTGCTCGATGCTACCATCAATTGCAGCCTCAGCTGATTCAATTGTTTCTCTTCTGGTAACATCTACCCAGTTTTCATCTAAATCTAGGTATTCGGTTTGATAAAAGCCATTTGGTAACTGAACTATTCTCCAGTTTTTCTTAGTAGATAAATGTTTCCACCAAGAAATGGTCTCATCGGTAATTTGTGGTTGACTATTCCACGTTCTAGTCGAATAAAAAAACGTCATAATTTTGGTTTTTTAAGGGTTAATAATTAAGGTTAATCTTCATACACTACCGTGTGGAATGTAAAACTAATTAGATATTACTTATACTTCGCCTCTCGTATGAGTTGCTCTGTTGTAAGCTATCGATGTTCGTCTTACTGTTCCACTGGATGTATGATGCAAGTCAGATCCTGGTTTTTGACCTATCCTTTGGTTCTCAGCTTTACGGGCTCTACGTTTAGGTGTTTTAGCTGCTGCTAAATCTCTAGCTCGCTTTGCTCTTAATGCTGTAGGACTCAGTCCCTGTGAATTCGCTTTTGCCATATGAGTATAATTACACGTAAAAAATAATTTTTAAAGATAGTGTGACACAAGCCTACTACTATATATACCTTTATAGGCTAATGTCATAAAAAAAAGCATAAGAAATTTAGAGTATTTGTATTGCTCCCCCTCCTCCCCACCACCTCGTCTCTAGGAAAACGCCTTTTATTTAGCTAGCCCCACCTGCTTATACCCTTATTATCCACGGTTTATCGTGTTTACCATGTACAACCACTTAACTAATCGGCTCACCTCGCTCAACCTACATTTATCATTTCATGAAAACATTTCACATATTGTTACATACTTACTACGATACTAAATGGATAATAATAATGTAAGTAAATTATAAAGTTTAGCTTTTGATTTCGAGAGAGTGCGGAATACTACTCACAAATAAATAACTACTAAATAAATAATCTACTTTTATACAATGTAAATACGAACAATATTGGATAATATAAATGTAACTAATAATAATAATAACTAAATAATAATAACTATGAGCAATTTAATTTCTAAAAGATTTGTTATAAGAAAATCTTTAATCGGTAAAAATCAAAACATCACTGTCAATTTTAAAAATGGCAAAACTGTAACTTACAATCACGATAAAGTGTTTTCAATAATGAAAGATAAACTAGAAACTATGCCATGTTTTGTCAAGTATAAATCTTATACTTCATCAACAAGTGTACCAGTTTCAGTAAGAAGTGTAGTCGAAGTACAGTAAACTACACTCTTCAAATCTAGTCTTGGAGCAGTGGTGGGTTTCGATTACTCACACTAGAACTAACTAATATAATAAATAATAAATATGCTTAAATTTCATTTAAACAAAGTGTACAATTACACTAAAGGTAAATCAACTATTGAACTAATCGCACTAGCAATATCATATGGTTTCTTAGCACCATTGGCTATCGGTGGAATACTAATGCTATCAATCGCTTTAATAACTGGTGACGCTAATATGCCTAACTCATTTGGAATATATGGATAATAAATAACTTTTAAAAATAATAACTATGTGCAATTACTCTTATACATTACTAAAAATATCTTGGCGACTATTCGACAAGCATTACACTAAACTAACTGATGAACAGAAGTCTAAGGTTAGAGAAATATACTCTGACTTCTACTAAAATATAATACTATGCAATTTATAATAACTTGTGAAAACGGTAAACAAATAGATATGACTACTGATATACTACGTCAAATAGACGGGCAAATTAGTCGTAAAGATGTAGAAGAAAGAATTAAATTCTATCAAGATACAAACAAAATACGATAACTGTTGGATAATATAATAAACTATAATATGAATAAAATAAAATTTGCAGACTACAATGCACTCGGTCAACCTCAAGCAGCAATACTAAAATATGCAAACGGCGAAGTTGAAGTACTAACTAAATCACCTTATACTAAACGCTATGATATGTTTGATAAGAAATATGTATCATGGAATAAATATACTAAAATAAATAATAATACTTATGTTTAAAGATTATCCAAAAGAACAAATACAAGCTAAACTAAAACAAGTAGATAAGTTTGAAGCTATGTGGGGTGTAAAACCTGTAAGCAAATCATGGCGCAAATGGTGTACTGACTATGAATATCGCAAACGCGAGTGGCAATGGCGTCAAAGCATAGCTGATTACGCAAGTAAAAATGCTCACAAAACAATATAAAACATTGCGCGGTGGAGAAGTTGGTTATCTCGCGAGTCTCATAAACTCGAGGTCGAAGGTTCGAATCCTTCCTGCGCACCTAATTTAATAATAATAACTATGACTAGATACGAACTAGAACAAAGATACCTCGAAGCAGACTTTGTTTACAATATGCTAACTCAATATGGTATACAAGAAATTACTACACAGCGACAAGCTAAAAATGATACAAGAGCATTTAAAATGCCTACAGGTCAAATATTAGCGTCATACAAATCAGGTATGGTACGTAGGTGTGACAGTAGCGATAGAATATATCAACTAAATCCTAAGTATAAAACTAAAACTAGATGGGTATTTCTAACAGAAAATGGCTTAGAAACTAAAGAATATGATACATGGGCGAGAGCTGCTATATATTCTAGACTAGCTAGATTAAACTTTATACTACAATACTACTTAAGAAATTACAAACAAAATACGAATAAAGTCGGATAATATATATGATGACAAAATGTAAATGTAACAATATAATACCTCCACAGCGCCTCGCACTAGGCTATACCTCTTGCGTCGACTGTAGTACCACTCAACCTTATGGGTGTGTTGCTATCACCTACCATAAAACCGGCAATACTATTCAGATAATGTCGAAAGAACAGGCGAAACGTGTAAGAAAGCTTGGCGCTCGCAGAGGTTACGGAACATGCTTAAGATAATATAATATGGCAAAGATAAAACAAATGAATATAGTAGCAGCAGAAATAGCTAGCGATACATTACAAGAAATTTATAAACAATGTGATTGGCAACTCGGCCAGTTTCTACCAGAAGCTGCAGAAGGCGACCTAGTAAATGAAACTCATAGTTACCTCGTAGAACTGGTCGTCAATCACTTAAATAACATGACAACAAATGAGTGATTCAGTAAAAAAATATTTTGAAGATAATCCTCCAGGTGTAGGACACTTCGCAAACAATGCTATACACATGGCATCCACCGCTAGAAAGTTTCTGTGGGTTCTTGACTTTGAACAAGGCAGAGTTTTCATGTATAATATAAGGCGAGAAGATCTAGAATCAGAAGATTATGAAGATTTACTAACATTAAAAGGCCACAATATAGGTAATTGTGACTGGATGGTGTGTGAATCTGGTGAAATATATAACTAAAGGGCGTGAGATGGTTAGACTACAAAATAGGTGAGCGAATGCTGTAAAGATACCGCGAGGAGCGGTACCTAAATT